ATGTAATGACGATTTGGCCATGTGTTTAGTATTATTTGCATGGTTGGTTGCACAGGATTATTTCAAAGAGATGACAGATAATGATGTAAGAAAGAGATTATATGAGGAGCAAAAGAATCAGATTGAACAAGATATGGCACCGTTTGGATTCATGTCAGATGGACTTGATGATGATACATTTGTAGATCAAGATGGTGATTTATGGAAGACAGATGAGTATGGTGATCGATCATATATGTGGGATTATATGTAACAAAATAAATCTAAAGCAAATCTTAAACTTGTAAATAATTAGGTTATGGGTTATATTTGGAAGTAGAGGGGAAATATTAAAGTTGTTTTTAGGAGGATTTATGAGTGGTGATTCAGGATTAAATGAAACCATTGTTTTTTACAGTGCAGAGATGACTATGGCAAAGGCCATACTTCTTAAACACAAAGGGATTCATTTGGATTATAAATTATTAAAGATGCTTGAAACTCCAAATGATGCCAACACCAAAAGAGGTAAATGATTCTCTAGATGAAATCAGACCGTATGTTGAGGCAGACGGTGGTTACTTAGAATTTATTGAACTTGATGACGATTTAGATGAAGACATCAGGATGTATTATGGTGTAAGAGAGGGAGAAGAAGCAGCCATAGCAAAAGTTAGACTTAGTGGTGCATGTGAAACATGTGTAATGAGTGCACAGACTCTTAAGATGGGTATTGAAAGACATCTTACGATGAAGTTCCCTGAAATAGTTGCAGTTATTCAGGTGATCTAATGGATTTTGATGACCAACTAGAATTAGGAGATCTATTACTCACAGAAAGAAAATGTAGAGTCTGTGGAAAGGTAAAAAGTTTGACAGAAGATTTTTATTTGACAAGAAGGAATAGAACATTATTATCTGCATATTCTTATGAATGCAAGGATTGCACTAAGAAAAGAGTAAAATCTAAGAAGATATCGAATAATTGGATATATCCAGATTGGTAGTATGATAATAGTTATCTTTATATTATTTGTTTTAATAATACTTCTTGCTAACTTTCTTTATCCAGATTGGTAGTTCACGCACCGTTTCCCCACTAAAAACATAGGTTTTACTAAATATTTTTAGATTAATTCTGATAAACGGAGAAACAAGATGCCTCTAAATTTAGCATCTCCTGGCCTCGTTGTTAGGGAAGTTGATCTTACTATTGGTAGAGTCGATACAGCAACCACAAAGGCTGCTGGAATTGTTGCTCCTTTTCAGAAAGGGCCAATCAACGAACCTATCACTATTGAGGACGAGCAAGGTTTAATAAACACGTTCGGTGAACCACTTGATGTAGATAAACACTACGAATATTGGTTAACCGCATCTTCATATCTTGCATATGGAGGTATCTTAAGTGTTGTTAGATCTGACGACAACGACCTGAAAAACGCAACCGACGACGGATCGCCAGAAATAAAAATATTAAGCACAGAAGATTATAATAACAAAGGTTATGATCTGAATGCTTTGTCAAATACTGTAGTTGCAGCACGTAATCCCGGATCTTGGGCTAACGACTTAAAAGTTGCAATTATAGACAGTAAAGCAGACCAAATTTTAAGTGGAATAAACACATCAGGTGTTATAAACTTTACTGCTGCAATCAACAATCGAAGTGGCACTGTCGCTGCTGCATCTACATCAATAACTGGTATTAATACAGCATCTATCACTATAGGACAAGTTATTAATGATGACTCTGGTAATGTTCTTCCTGCCGATGCAACTGTTCATAGCGTCACTGCTGCAGCATCAGGAACTGTATTCTTCTCTGGAGGAAACAGTAAAAATGGTGGATCAGTTACTACCACATTTGATTTTGGTACAAACACCACTGTTAATTCACCTCTTGCTGTTGGAATGGGTGTTACTCAATCAATGGTTGGTAGAGTTTTACCGGGTGTTGGTACTACATCTCTTGCAGATGGATTCCTAAAAGGAATGATCACTGAGATAGGAACTGGATCTATTTCAGTTAAAATTCTTGAACATACAACTGCAGCAGGAGTATCAACAACAAAAGATTATACACCAAATGGAATATACGCATTCACTGCATCAGGTAGTGTAGGTGTTACAACTGCTGGTCAAAGTGTATCTTTTGGATCAACAAGTTACACTACAAGATCTGATTGGTTTGATAATCAAACTATTGCACTAAGTAACTCAACCATAAACTGGAATAACATAGCAGAAAGACCCGGAACATCGGCATACGCAACTGCAAGAAGTTCACGATTTGATGAACTACATGTTGTTGTTATCGATGACAAAGGATCTGTAACTGGAAATGCAGGTACAGTTCTTGAGAAGCACTTAGGTCTTTCAAAAGCAAAAGACGCTGAGTTTTCAGCTGGATCTCCTTCATACTGGAGAAAGTATCTGTATAATAATTCAGATAATATCTTTGGAATGGGTGCACCTACTGGTTTAACCACAACATCATTTAACTTTGGTACTTTTGCAACTGCAGGAGATACTGGATGGGATCAAGATGCACAGGGGATCAATTTTGGTGGAACTGGAGTTACAACTTTAACACTTCAGGGTGGTAAAAACTACGGTGGTGGATCTAATATCACATCAGCTGGTGCTATGAAAGCAAGTCTTGGCGGTATCACTGCTGGATATGACTTGTTTGAAGATAAGGAACAATTTGATATTGATTTCTTATTGATGGGTTCAGGTAATTATCCAGAACATGAGGCACAAGCAATTGCAAATAAACTTATCTCGATTGCTGAATTGAGAAAAGATGTTGTTGCATTTATCTCACCATATAGAGGTGCATTCTTAAATGATACATCTGTAGGAACTGGAACAATTAATTCTGCTGCAGATATTACAGATAATGTAACAGGATTCTATGCCCCAATTACATCTACAACATATGCAGTATTCGATAGTGGATACAAATATATGTTCGATAGATTCACAGACACATTCAGATATGTCCCACTAAACGGTGACATTGCTGGAACATGTGCAAGAAACGACATTAACAACTTCCCTTGGTTCTCACCAGCAGGAACAGCAAGAGGTGGAATCCTCAATGCAGTCAAACTTGCATACACACCAAATCAAACACAGAGAGACATTCTATACAGTAATAGAATCAACCCTGTAATCTTCTCACCCGGAGCTGGTATAGTTCTATTCGGTGATAAGACTGGATTTGGAAAATCATCCGCATTTGATCGTATCAACGTACGTAGATTGTTTATCTTCCTAGAAGAAGCAATATCTGCTGCAGCGAAAGATCAACTCTTTGAATTCAACGATGAGATCACAAGGACTAACTTTGTGAACATTGTCGAACCTTTCTTACGTGATGTACAATCCAAGAGAGGAATCTTTGACTTCAGAGTTGTTTGTGACGAAACAAATAACACTGCTGCCATCATAGATAACAATGAGTTCATTGCAGATATATTCATCAAACCTGCAAGATCGATTAACTTTATTGGTCTTACATTCGTTGCCACTAGAACTGGCATCTCGTTCGATGAAGTCATTGGAACTGTTTAATTAAAGGTATAAAGAAAAATGGCAACCCAATTTAACAGACCACCACTCAGAACGATCACCGACTTCAAGAGCAAAATGGCCGGTGGCGGTGCAAGACCGAATCTGTTCGAGGTGGAACTCGTCTTCCCAGATCCAATCGCGATTGAGAATGACGTTAAAGAAAAGTCAAGGTTCTTAGTTAAAGCAGCTCAGTTACCAGCATCTAACATCACACCAATTGATGTTAACTTCAGGGGTAGGATCCTGAAGATTGCTGGTGATAGAACCTTCGATACATGGACAGTCACCGTAATCAACGACGTTGACTTCTCTATCCGTTCCGCAATGGAAAAATGGATGAACTTTATAAACAAGATGGAAGATGCAACTGGAGCACAAGATCCAGCAGCATATCAACCAGATGCTTATGTTCATCAGTTAGACCGTGACGGATCTACACTTAGAAC